GTATCCTGTGAGGTAGGAGAAGCAATCTGATAACACTTCTCAAAATCAGAACTATTTTCTATAGTCTTTGTAAAGAAGATCTTGCCGCCATTCTTTGCAGAGTTTAGACCAGCATACCAGATTCTACCAGCGTAAGCTGCTGTAGCAGAGAATCTTGCAGGCTCTACAATGGGTGTAAGATCGGGAATAGTCGAAGCTGTAGATCTGTCCTGATTAAAGAAATCAAGAATGTAATAGCCATTAGGGGCAAGAGTCTTACCAAAGCTAGTAGACTTATAAGTATTAATATCTAGGACAGTATCACCATCCCCATTTACTTTTGAACCTGTATACCAAGGTTTATTACGGGGACGACGACCAGTTGCACCATAAGCTTCATAAGGAGTATTAAATGCACTTCCACCAGCTACTTGATATCGACCGGGTTCAAACCAACCTTGGTTATAAAGATCATAGTTATAATTAGAGGTAGCCTTACTAGGAGTAACATCTGTATCCCTATCAAAGCGTGATTCATTTACTACGCCTGTTACTGTTGTAGTAGCAAGATTTGAACCAGTCAGATTGTAAGTAATAGTAGTTGTATTTGGAGCAGAGGCTACTGTAAAAGTACCATTAAATTGTCCAAGTGAACAAGTTACCTTAACGGTATCCCCAGTAACAAACGAATGGGCAAACTTTGTAACAACAGTAACGACATTAGTAGTTCTTGCAATGCTAAGAATATCAGCAGACATCCCAAGAAATTCAAAGTCTCTGATCTTTACTGTAATGGGTTCTACAGAGATATTACTAATATCGGAAAAGTATTCTACTTTAATAGGGTTAATAGCGGGAGATACAATTACGAGATACCCTGTAATAGACGAGCATGTAATAGCTGTACTCGCTGCATTAAAAGAATTAGCAACATCATAGTTGTATAAGTCAATACTAAAAGACTTCTGATTAGCAGAAACAGTGTTTCCAGATTTATCGTAGAAGTATACCATGTTGTTTACTTGAACAACAAGGAACTCCGTACCACCAATGCCAGAGACATTCTCCCACTTCTCAGTATGGATAAAGTCACCAGCATTTACAGTAAAAGAACTATTCTGATAGTTGCTCTCAAATTGAATTGCACGGCGTCTTTGTCTGGCACCGTTCTTAAGCAAGTCACAATTTAGTTCATCAGAAGTCGTACCTTCTGGAAAGGTCATTACTGTTGCTTCAGTAAAAAGACCCTTATTAAAGGAGGCGACTGTCTTTAGATCAATCTTCTGAGGCAACCTTAACTTCCTTCTTCTTTAGAGGAGGAGCTTTTTCATCTCCAAACATACGGTCCCACTTAGCTTCCTTTGATTCTTTAGTATGCTCAAGATAGAAAGTCAAATCTTTGAGAGCAGTCTTTCTGCTTGTATAATAACCAGACAGACTATCAGTAACATCACCACTCTCTGACTTAATCTTGAACATACCGTAGCCGTCTTCAGGCTTATAAATAATGTACTTAGCTTTTCTTTTAGGAGAGGTAACCGTCATCAGAGTACCCTCTGGATTGTCCTCAACAATAATAAGGTTCTCATCCATACTTTTATTTTCTTCCATAGTCATTCAAGATTCTCTGCTCACCAGTCTTCCAGCGATTGTTCTTCTGGAAGTATCTATGTTTTCTTGCAAACTGTTCTACCTTTGGATCAGGCCCACCCTTAAGGAGAGACAAAGCTCTAGACTTTACTTCAGCAAGATAATAGGGAAAGATCGTATCATCCATGTCTGGAACAGAACCATCTGTCATGGTGAATGATGGGAGCTTAATTCCTAGAACCATTGTCTTGCTACTCTGTAGCGTAGTATCTACAGTACTATCATAAGAATCGAAACAAAGATACCTATCATCGAATGAAGTGTAATAATCAGGCATCTTATTGTTTATGATAGGAAGAGAAATACCATTTGTCGGATCTGTAACAATGATTACCTCAGTCTGAGAGGTATCCCTTGTGACAATTCTCTGAATAAAATCATCCGGTAAAACATACTCGATAAGCTTATACTCAAGTTCTCCAGCAGTATCAGATACATTGTATCTAAACTCCTTGATCTCTGTTACGGAATTTGCATCCATATAATTAGGACGAGTAGAATCAGACAGACCGGATACTGCCATCAACTCTGTATGTTCAGGAAGATCGACAGTTGTAATTACATCATAGTATACACTTCTACAGATGTTAGCAATCTGTGTAGCTTCTACCGTATCGGAGATAGAGTTTACTTCATCAGAATCCATATCATTCATGGTATCCTGAACGATCTCCAGCAATGTCATCTTAGCTGTTGCCATTATCGTGCCTTATGAACTCTAGTTGTAATCAGATTAATATCCTTAATACTGGCAGTATCTCCTGAAGATACTTGCATCCTTAGAGTAAGTCTAGCACCATACGTAGCCATATTAGCTGATACAGGGACCAAAGAAGTTGCATTTATATGCTGGTCAGATGTCTTAAAAATACCAATACTTGTTTCAGCAAGGAGTGTAGCGTATGTTGTACCATCGGAAGACCCGTACAAAATTAGATCCATAAATGAAGGATTGCCTGATGTTGCAGCAATAAAGAAGGTAAGAGTAATAGAGTGCATATCCCCATCTGAAACAAATAGAAGGGTTTCAGTACTCAGATCCATAAGTGGGGAGGTTGAGCCAGCAAGGGTAATTGGAAGCTGTGTAACAATAGAGGCAGTATCAAAAGGAACAAGGACACCAGCATCTGTAATAGAAAGGTATGTCGTATTGGTATACACAGAGTTAGTATATCTACCCCAGCCTGTACCGGGAAGTCTGTTTACGTTAGTGTATGTACCAGAACCAGACCCATTAGCCATATAGACAGTATTAGCAGAAGCGGTACTAATACCCTTTGGCTCATGTAGATTAGGATCTGTCAGAGTACTGTGTTGGATATTAGCCATCGTTTATTTCCTGTATGTGGGGTTAACACCCCGGAGGACCATAAGTATTATTATATCGATTCTTTCAAGGATGTCAAGGGGGACCATCTCTGATCCCCCAAGATTATGTTAGTCCTTATCGATGTACTCGACAATCAGCTTGCCTGTACCCGCCGTAACTGTACCACCCTTCGTCGTGTAGATGTAGCCATCCGCAGTAGCCGAGAAGTTGGTAAAGATGCCAGACGAAGCAGCAGCAGCCGCACCATCGCACAGAAGCGACTTAGTAGCCGCAAGGTTAGCCTGAGTACCCAGAGTAGATGTCAGGATAGCATCATTGACTGCAGAAGTCGAACCGTCCTTAGTAGACAGACCAATCTTCAGAGTACCAGAAGTACCTGTCATCGCGGTCTTACCAATGAGATAAGCTCTGACAATCTGAGCGCCAGCAGGAATGAAGGCTTCGTGATTATCAGCCGCAGCCGAGATGTTTGTAGTGTAGTCAAGGTCCACTTCAAGAACCTTAACAGCACCCAGAGTGTTTAGACCAGCACCAGTCTGGCCCGCCTCCGGGTTAACGAAACGGACTTCAAGTCCGTCAGAGTTTGTCCAATCAGCCATTTTAATATCCTCCTATTAAACCGAGGTGTTCGAAAGAACACAGACAAGGTTCTCCGGACGATAGAGCTTGACACCATAACGAGCGGTAGTCACAAACTCTGTACGCTGGAAGTCCTTGTTGTACTCAGTATCGACCTCAGGCATCTGTCTCCAAGCACCAATGAACGGAACAACCGAAGCATCAGCAGAGAAGAACAGGTTAGCCTTGAAGCCAGCGCAGCTAACAGTCTCAAGCGTTTCCGAAGAGATTGTAGCCAGACGCTGCGAAGTGTACACATCGAAACCGTAGACGTTACGGACGAAGCGCATACCAGTTGCGATACCCGAAGAGACGATACCATCGAACATCGGGTTGAAACCCGAAGAACCGTTAATGATCGACGATGTTTCAATTGTGTAAGCGACCGAAGGGTCCACAATAGCCACACGGTTATTAGCCGAGACATTAGCCTTATTCAGGGAAAGGTTAGCACGGGCGAAGTCATTCACGTTAATGACGTTGCTAGAGCCAGTAGCGACATAACGATGCTTACCACCGTTAATCGTATTGGTATTAGCAGCAGTCTGCTGAGACTGAAGGCTAAGGATGGCCTCCTCGACATGCTCCATGATAGCCCGCTCCTGCTCAGGCACAAAGCGCGAGACAAGTTCGTTCATGTAGAACATATCCTGTTCAGCCTTCTTCGTCACGTATGTACCCGAAGAGAGGTACTCAGTGATCTGGAAGGTGAACTGCCCAGTGTCGAGAGGACGGTACTTAACCGCTTCGTCTTCAGCATAGTCATCAACGTACGCCTGACCAATCGACGGGATCTTAAACGTATCGCCGTCAGGGAACTCCTGAAGCCAGCGAACGTATGTCTGAGCCATAAGCTCATCACGCAGAATCTCCTTAAGCTCACGCGACCAAACTTCAGCGCGAGTAAGGAGAGATACATTACCAGTTGTCATACCCGACATATCTGATCTCCTTTATGTTATGTTAAGAATTGTAGAAACGATCCCCTAGTCTTTCACGATCCTGAAGCATAGTGTTCTGGACCTTAGGAGAATAGTACATACTCCGGTTCTCCTTACGCATCTTCTGATAGAAAGAGAAGTCACGATCCTGAGAATAAGAGTTAAAGTTCTCACTACGAATTGTTGACTGGGTAGTAATACCAGCGGAAGAACTAGCCTTCTCACCCATCTTCTTAACTCCAATCAACTGAAAGAAAGCTGTAGGAGACTCGGCTGCAATTTCCTTAAGCCTGTCGAGAGACATATTAAGCTCCAGACTCTTAGCCTTCAGGATATCAGCAGTCTTATCACCATACTGCCTCTGCATTTCTTCCCCAACTACGGAGACATTCTGAGAAGCAGTCTTACTCTTTTCCTTCGCAGTAATAACTTTTTCTACAAGGGCTTCAAATTCACTCGCGCTCTGAGTGGTAGTCTCAGTATTAGAGGAACTGGTTCTTACCGGAGAAGGCTGTTCTGCACCAGATTCAGAACCCTTGCTCATCTGTTCAAGGAGACTCTTAGCATAATCCTGCTTTGAAAGTTCTGCCCGAAGTTCGTCAAGCGTCTTAGTGATTTCACTAATGTGCTTATCGGCTTCAAGCTTACCTCTAGCAAGGGCTTCAAGATCCCTAAACTTCTTGCCATCTCCTACCAAATGATCTACAAAAGACTCTTTTGTCTGGGTCTGCTGCGTCTCATTTGTCGTACTGTCCGTGGTCGCGGAACTAAAAATATCGCTCATTATTATTTTACCTCTTGGTCTAGGTGTAAGATGTTAATAATTTCTGTTAAAGCCCTGTTGTAACCGTTGCGGTCTGCTTGCTTATAAGCCCAACTAGGACTATCGTAATCGTTAGTAATTACAATCTCTTTAATCTTGCTATTTACAATCTGCTCAAGTTTATCTAGAACACTCTTAGCAGACTTGACTTCCTTTTTAAAACCTTCCTGTTCATCTTTAGGAAGGTCCATAAACCAGATAGTCTTCATTACAATCCTTGTTCCATTGCAATCATGTTCTCTTCATTTGCAATAAGCTGGACTTCTTGAGCTGTTTTCTGTGTCTCATAGTTTTCATAAACGGAGACATTTTCAGAGAAAAGATTCTTTTCACCCAGTTCCTCAGCAAGGATTCTAGCAAACTCTTTACCACTCATATGAGCAGATACTGTAGGATCAGAGGACTTAATCTGCCAAAGCTGCTGGAGGTTCTGAAGTCTCTGCGCCCTCTCAGCAAAGTGTCTAGCACCCATAGGAACAATCTTACCCTTCGCTGTAATGTCTTCCTTTGTAATTGTCTCGAAGACAACAATACCAAGTTCATCATCAAAAACCCGGATGATATCAGAAGCATCCATATTCCTTCTAGCAGCCTCAAGCATACTATTTAGAATAGGTTCTACGAAGATCTTCTCAAAGTGCTGTGTCTTATTCTGGAAGATTCTACCCGATGCATTCTGGAGAGAACTAATTTCAAAGGCTGTCTTCTCACCTGGAGTTCTAATACCCATAGCTTCTCTAGGTGCACCAGCAAGTTGCTCCATCCTAGACTCAAGCACCATGATCTGGTTATCGGCTGCTAGTGCAGAAGCATCAGGAGTAAGATAAGAGACATCTCCTTCATCGCCACAGTAGATTCTTGTTCCCGGCTGGAAGTCAAAGTCTTCAACATCACCCTTAATCTTTAGGACAGGGAAAGCAATCTGGTCGAAGACATCAGCACGAAGGTTCTCAAGATGATCAATACGATACTGCATACCAACAAGGTTATCGAGTGGACCCATTGAGTACAAGTTATCAGGTCTTTCTCTCCAGCCTACGTGGAAGATAGGGGAAGACCCAAGCCAAGAAGGATTAGGAACATCATGGAGAATATAAGATCTATCAACAACCTTAATGATTCTATTCTTTAGGAAAGTATTCGTAGCCTTATCGTAGATATCACCGTAGAATGTCAAGATCTCTACATAGTCAGACTCGTAATACTCTCTAATCGAACCAAAGCCATCTACGACAAAGCCATCATTCTTATGTAGATCCGAATCAGAGTAACCCTGAATAGCGTTTCTTGTCCCAATCATTCTATCGAAGACCTTAGCCATATACTCCTTATCAGGATTCTCGTCTACCATCTTCTTGACTTCACCAAGAGTAAGAAGAGAGCGAATAATCTTAGGAGACTTCTTAAATTCAGCGGCGACAGGATTAAAGACAATATCGTAAGGGGAGATACGGACTACTTTAGGACCGATATACGCCGGGATAATCTCACCGTTCTCCATCTCGGTATAGTTAGTCTCGTAGTCTACAGTAGCGAAGCAGTTACCATAGTCGATAAAGTCAAGAACAAGCTTAGACATTACAACTTCAAAGTCAGACTGTCTGATCTTATTTTCCATATAAGACTGGATAATCTCACGCTTGATCTTATCATTACTGGCTTTATCGTCAGCCATCCAGCGCATCCACCTATTCTGGGGGAACAGCGCAGACATATAATTAGCGTGGAGGTTATCTCTGATCTGCGTCAGCTTAGGAACTGTAGTGCTGTTCTTCCAAGGGAGAGTTGAGTTAGATGTACTCTTAGTATCGGTAGCAAAGAGATAGTTTCTAAGCTCTTTCCATTCCTCAAGCTTACCAACTCGCTGTTGGTTCCAGAGTCTCCATCTATCGGCAATCTCAGTCGCAATATTATCAGGGCTGATAATAAGTGACATATCAATAGTATTACCAGCCATGACTTATTCCACCAAATCTCTTAGAGTAAACAATGTTTGAAGAGTTAGATCTTCTATTCATGTTATTAGAAGAAGGTCTTACAGAAATCTCAATAGCTGAAGACAATGCATCTTTAATATCATCATGCGGAGGATTTCTACTAATCAGTTCTTCTTCTAGCAACTGGCAGTTACCTCCACGATAATGGTAGATAGACATATTGTCATAGCGAGGTTCAAGAATAGCTGACATTCGCTCTTCTTTAGAACCAGAATGTCGAGTAGGTCTATGCTCTTCAACCTTTAGATTTAAACCATGGGGCTTAATGTAGCTCTCTTTTAGTTCTTGTACAATTGCTGACTGTGCAGCAGTTACTTCAGCCCTAAGCTTCTTAAAATCCCACTTGTTTAGCAAGTCAAGGATGTGCCTAAAATACTCTGAAATCTTATCTGTTCTGAATCGGTCGATATCAAGAACATAAATATTATTTTCATGGTCTACACCGACAACAACAATTGCTGTATAGTCAGCCTGTCTTCTTAGACTGTATGCAAAGTCAACAGCAGCAAAGACGTTTAACTTTCTTTCTTTATAATACCATGAACCCTGTGTGTTTGTCAAGTATTCTTTTTGAAAGTACTGAAATTTATCATAGTCAATAGGACGGTTATCAGGATCGTTAGGGTCGTTATAGTATTGGGATCTAAACTGAGTCTTATCTAAGTACTGCGCCCTCTTCTTGGCTAGGATCTGAATGTCAAAGCCGAATGCTTTACCATCGTGCCTTACCTGACGGGGCCAGAGGAACTCTCCAGTGCCATCCCCTACATTTTCTACAGCCCTTTCAAAGGTTTCATAGATAGATTCTGCACCTATGATTTCTGAGGAACTGTTGTAGATGTCCTCCTCCATACTAAGGAGTTCTGAGTACAGATCCTTGGGGTGGTACCGGGTACCCACCACCCATTCTCTAGCGTTAGCGCCCTCAATAGAAGACAAAAGAGAATACTGTGACTTAACTTTGTCTCTACCTTCTTGGGTATACGCATTCTCATAAACTACAACGTCATCAAGGACAGCAATGTCACAGTGCAAACCAGTAAGCGAGGTCGTAAGACCGCCAGTAAAGATACTAGGATCACGAACTGCCTCAGCCTTTCTCTTAGGATGGTCAAGACTGATCTCAGTCATAGTCCACTTCTCTCGTTTACCTTCGTCATAGTGGACATAATCAGGCCAGTACCTACGGTGGATGTCAGAAGTAAAGATAGACTTAATAAAGGATAGCTGCTTCTGTGCTAGATTAGAGGTAGCAGAGATGTACAGTACCCTTAGAGTAGGATCTCGGGTTAACTCCCAAGCCACACGGTAGGCTACTAGGGCAGACTTACCATGATCTCTAGGAAGAAGGGTAAGCTGATGAGTCTTACTATCCTCACGGTTCCACCAACGGCAGAGTTCTTCATGGACAGACCCAAGAACACGCTGAGGTGCAACAAGTCTAATAAAAGTAATTAGATCCTGTTCAGCAGCTTCTCTGATGTCATCAAGGTTTGCCATGTTACTGTAGTTTCAGTCCAATTCTCTCAGCATCATCCTTAAATGTCTTACTACTTTCTACTTCCTTACGGAGTTCAGCATTAATCTCATCCTTGCTGGGCCTACCGCGCTTACCTGATTTGTCTAGGTACTCGTTATCAGCGAGGTACTTCATAGCTTGGAAGGAAAGCTTCTCATCCTCAGTAGCAGCCTTAATAATCGAGCGCATAGCCCTAGCCTTTAGCTTAAGGTTAAGTTCTTTCCGCCACTGGTCAACGTGCTTCCTAATAGAAGGAGACTCTAGGACTCTCTCCCAGTGCTTAAAGGAACCAAGAGTGGCAATAGCAAAGTCATACTCGGTTACATCCTCCATCTGAATGTAAACCTTCTTCATGCTTTTGTAGATAGTACCATCAGCACGATGATCATCTTCTTTCAATGTCCAAGATGTCCCGAAGATTGGTCTTTCATCGGGGAGTGTAGTCTCGTAGAACAAACCTTTTGTCTGGAATGCAGCCATACTATTTACATCTCTTCCTGAAATGATCCCATTCACCACCTTGACGGACACACTTTTGAAAAGCTTTCTCTTCCTCAGGTGTCATTCTTTTACTTATATACTTAGTGATAAATGGCATAAAAGTTATTAATATTCTAGTGAAGAACTCAACCCAGAAGGCTGGTCTTTGTGCAGCAAGATATCCACCAGCTATAAGCCCGATTACAATACAGGTTACAGCAAGGATCTCCTGCCAAGCCATTAGACAAGCTTGGGCTTATTCGGGATAGCCCAGACAAGGATAGGGGTCAGAAGACCAACAACTGTAGCGACTGTTTCCTGAGTAACGAATCCAAGGTTAAGACCAAAGAAGAAGTTAACAAGAAAGATAGCCGACATAATCAGCGCAACAAGGGCCTTATCCATCGAAGTAAACATATTAATCTCCTAAGTTAATTACGGATATTTATTTCTAGGTAGTTCGAAGTGAGGACCATCTTTAAAAGACTTCCAGTCTCCACCCCAAGTAATAGGAATATCTTCCAGCTTGGCAGCTTCCTTAACAATAACAGCAAGCTTTGCATATAGGGGCCAGTCCCACCTTACTTTACCATCAAGAGTAACAGCGAAGTCTACGGCCTTACTGTACCCATCTTTACCGGGGATATGACGAGAGTTTAGCGTTGTTGTAGCACCAGCCTTTAGTAGCTTCTTCTGTTCTTCTAGAGTTCTAGCACCACAGGTAATGATGAATCCGAAGGACTTATCCTTAATCAGCTTTACAGTACGGCGAACTACCTTAATAAGATCCGGGTGGACCTTCTTAAGCTTTGCTTCAGACGAAGCGTTAATATCCATTACGGTGTTCTCCAGTGGATATGAGACATGATCCATTGAAAAGCGTAAGGGATTGCCATACCAATAATAACGATAACTCCACCGATATAAGCAATCTTCTCTTTTATAGCTGTCTGGAATATCTGGAGTTCTTCTACTTTACCTTTTAATTCAGTAATGTCCTTAGCACACTGCTCAGATTGAGGCAGACTTTTAATACCATCTTTCATGTATTCTTGATTGGCTTCAATCCTAGCCAACCTCTCTGCTACCTCAATCTGCCACTGGTCCATCTAAGAACCTATTCAGTAATAGGCGGCAACGAAGCCTGATACGAAGCAATCACTTCAGGTGTATGGGTAGCAGAACAGATAGCCTGAACTCTAGGATCTTCATTCGTGTAATCATCACCCGGAGCAACAACATGGCGGTGGAACGAGCCGCTGATCTGCTGGCCGTCTTCCATGATTGCGGTCTTGGTGCGAACCTGCACGCAGCCATTTTCCGTGACTTCGATCAGGTCTACAACGATTATTTTTTCCAGTGCCATTTTCTTTCTCCTGTTTCCAGTTCAACTATCCTGCTGAACATTAGGTTAATTTAACTTTGTTTAATTAAAAATACTCTGTAAGTTGCCAGTTTACTTTTCTACCAGCCGCCGCAGTAACAGCGTAAAGATTAAAATTAGTATTGTTGAGAGCTATGAAACTAATCGCCGTTGCTTCTGCGGCTGCTGCAGCACCGCTTGCGGCTCCAGTAGCATCAATCATTGCTGTTGCAACAACCTTGGTAAGATCAAGAGTGGCAAAAGGAAAATTTGCGTTTATATAGGCGTATGTACTAGCGTTTACTAGCGTTCCGGTCCCATATACCAATTGACGTATACGGGGAAGGACTAACCCTGCGGGGGTTTGAAGTGTCTGGTCGCTGATATAAGCGTTTACGCCAAGCGATACTGCGGTTCCAGCGCCGCCTACAGCGGTTAGTGAGCCACCCGTAAACTGAATTATATTACCTGTACCTGAACTATCCAAGCAGTACGCCGCTGCTCCACCAGAACGAGTTGCCGATATGTCTGTCCCGACAAACTCATATATACCGTTGTTAGACTGAAAAGAAACGCCGTTTCCGTCAGCGGCAGTAATGCTACCACCTATAAATTTTGTTGACTTTCTACCTGAAGGAGCCGCATCACCTATGGCCGCGACACCACCATACCCAGCAGACTTAAATACGGCGCTATTAAATTCGATGCCCAAATGGTCGCCGCTATTAAAAAGGATAAAGAAGGCGCTATTACCCGCTGTTAACTGCTCAAAGTAGCCACCAATAAACTGGACGTTACGGCACTTCAAAACCAATGAAATAACTGTAGCGGAATACCCGCGCCCATAGCAATTATCAAAAATAACTAGCGCCTCGTCAGTCATCCCATATGCATGGAACATATTGTCAACTGTCCAAGTTGGAGATGCTAGCGGCTTAATAGACTTACACCGGATAAAATAACACGTTGTAGGGTTGACCGTTTCAAAGCCAATTTCGGAACCTGTTTCTTCACAATCCTCAAAAACCGCGCTGCAATAATCGGTTGAACCAATAGCATCAGCACACCAAAAAGCGTATGATCTAGAGTCAATTACACGGACATTGCTTGCGAGACAGGCGTGGCTCTTATAGAACATGACGCCTTTAAGACCGACTGTTCCCGTAACGTTCAGCAGTCCATCGCAATCAATCGTTAGGTCGCTAACTTGCGAACCGCTAATAGTATTGCCAGTTGTTCCAAGCGAATAAACAGCCGCTTGATTTGTAGTTACACCACCAAACCTACCATTTGAAGTAGGGGAGAAACATAGAATAGTCGTTTCATACTTACCCGCGCCGATAAGCTGCTTACCACCGATATTAAGATTTGTTGAAATCCTATATGTTCCTGCTGGCATATAAACAGTAGAAGTAGTTGCCGCGAGAGCCGCGACAATTGCTGCGGTATCATCAGCTGTACCGTCACCAATTGCGCCATAGTCCAGAACATTGACTGGCGCACCATTAATCATCGAGTATGTTACTCTGGTAAGACTCATTAGATTTCCTTAAACAAAATACTGTCCAGATATAACCAATCCGCCTTGAGCGGAATAAGAAACTGGTGCAGCATACCCTCCAGCTACTGGAGATTGATACAGTCGAATATTAGTTCCGCTTGCAAGTGTAATTGCACCAGTTAAATAATTAAGAGCTGTTAGAGAGATTTGATCAAAATACGATATAGTAATTGCTCCAATTGCATTACTAGCGAAAGGAAGTCCAGTTACATCCATACTGCCCGTTCCGGTTCCACCAGTCCAAACTACATAAATTCT